ACACGCATATGCACCTCTTTTCTCGGCACACCACCTGAAGCTAAATCATCGGCAGACGTTGCATCATTAGCATAGCGTAATGATTTTCGTACTTCCATTGCCATGTATGTTGGGTTTGCACCTAACACTGATGTGTATTTTCCTGTTTCATATGTGTAAGTACCTTCGATAATTTCGGCACCCATTTGTTCAATTACATAGAAATATGATAAAGGATCTAATAAACGAGCCTCAACTCCATCTAAATCGCAGTTTTTGCTCATGTCAAATCCTGGGCCAAAACAGTGCGTATGGCGGTACTTTAAGACTTCGCCTGCTAATAAAGTAATACCTGATGTTTTCACAATCTTGTATCGATCGCGGAAATGAGATGATTCCTCTAACCCGCGGCTTTTTAGCGACATCGCAGTACTTACCATAAAAGATTCTCTCTGTAATGTTTCATTTGTCGACTCTGTGATCAACGGCGTTGAATGTTGAAATACCAGAGGTACTGCACAATTTTGTTGAATCGTCGGACTAGCATTCACTACATTACTCGCAATATCGCCTACTACTGTGTCGATAGTTAAAGCTGGTTCTGTTAGAATTTTTACTAAGTGAACCTTCACCTTCATTGAATGGAATCTAGATTGGTTATGTAATAATAACTCTGTTGTTGCATCAAGAATACTTGCATATGTTGTTTGTTTACTACCATCTAAATTATTATCTGGTGCTGACGATGTTACTGCTAAAAGATCTCTAGATGTAACCCATGTAGAAGGAGATAGAACCGTGACTTGTTTCGAGTTGAAACCTGATGTATGGTCTCGTTGTGGATAACCCACTTCCCATTGTTCTAACAAACCAATGGGAAACTTCGTGTCATATAATACTTCACGAGTTAGACCATTTGCTTTTACTACGTTCCAAATAGCCCGAGTTGTCGGTCGACCAGTTGTTACTCTAATCTTATGAGAGACCCTTGATTGGCCCATCTCATCTTTATGTTTTGTACCTTTGTCTACTGACTCATGGTATGTGTGCGGTGCACCCGAATCATCTGTATTGGGCGGAGCAATGTAACCAACTGTGTTGATTCCGCGTTTTCCCCATTTTAAATCTTCGTCAACGCGATCCGCTAATGTTTTATGTGTGTTTGTGTGATTAATTTTCATCGGTTCCGATTCTAATATATTGTTTATTTCTCTGTCAGAAGTACGCATACGGTCCAACATTTTTTGCATCTCTGTACGAGTTTTAGTTCCGTCCTTGTTTCTCCCTCCGGTGTACTTACGTCCACCCACCGTTCTACCGGCCTTTTTTTCGTACTTGTACTCTCTATCAGGTTGATCTCTCACGATAGTTGGCTTCGCAACTACTCTACCTGTGGGTACTATAAAAAGTTTTCTTGATTTTTTCATTTTTCGTTATTTTAAATTTCATCGTTCGGGTCGAATACTAAGATTCGAGGAACATCATTGTGCGCGTCGTCCTCTATTAGCTGAGCTAATATACCGGCCACCGTTCGCGCTAGGTTTACCAGAGCGTTTGTCCAGTCGAACAATTCATGCTCTTCTAGATTCACTAAATCCAGTAACCCGCCGGGTTCTAATTCTGGTAGTTCTCGACCAGTAGGGTCCCAGTTCACACCAAGACCATCATCCACCAAGCGCTTCGCTAATGTTATTATCCAACGAGCAACTTGTTTGCTAATAGCTACGTATTCAGCCATAAATTTAATTTGTTTAAGTTTATAATCCCGAGGGGAATGTTTATGTGTTTAGTCCTTCGGGTAAATCCGTACTACGGACTAAACACATATTTTTTAATAAGAGTATATATATATATCCCTATAAGTCTGGTCCAGCGTCCGTCAGTGCTTCCAGAAGTTCATTTAAACCTAGTGTAACCAGGATTTCTCTCACATCTTTTGAAAGCGTCCGACATGTGACCAATACGCGACCGGTTAGGTAGCATACCTTCAATATCTTTACAATCATCACATTTTCTCCAAAGTTTTAGTAACCTTGTCCAGTCTGTAACTCTGCCATCTATCCTCAGACATCATACCTAAGGGTGGATGTTGATTTGAAAATACCACTACATGTGGCGGTGACATCACTAATTGTGAGTACTTGCCATGAAAGTTGGTACAAACAAAGCCGTTTAATACGTCTTCTAATACCGCTACTAAGCTATGTACTGAGTCATCATCACCCAAAGTGCGGGGCATGTCAATAAAGTAAATATCTCGGGGACCCGCCGATATCACTGAAGACCTTAGCTGTCCCGCCGTTCCGAACGCAACTTTGATACAATTAGTATTAGTAATACAAATGTACTTAACAAGTTTGCTTTTTCCGCTATTGCCGAAGGGATCGTATATCCAAATGACCGTCCTACCATCGGCAACTTTAATACTAGTCTCAGCTTCATCAAATAGTTTCTCCATAAGGGAGTTCTGCCAGGGATACCTCCTGAACTTGTCGCTCAGAAATTTTACATCTGATCCATCATAATTTTTTATGCTGAACGAGGCGACTGGTTCCCCTTCGGCTGTATCGGACTTGGTGCAGTATTCTACTGACTGTTCCCAAGTTCCTGCCATCGGTTGGAAGGTTAACTGCTGAATCAACTTAGCTACATGCTCTGGACTAGCCGGGATATCTTCATAATATAGTAAGTTACTTAAACATAACGCAAACATATTTAATAATGTGTTTTTGCGTACTCGTATTCTAGTCTTAAAGGTTCCCTGGTAATGCATCCGATCACCAGTTGTACCTTTCTCCTTTTGGAATACATAATCAAGCGTGGAATCCTCTAATATCTTCTTTAAAACGCTTGGTGCTACAAGTGTGCCATCTTCCATGGCATTCCACGTCATAACCCAATTCTTATATTTTAATTCTTTCGAGTCCATTTTTGGTTTCCTTACATATTATTATAATACATAAATTGTAAAATTATTACTATTTATGTAAATTTTTTATTTCTTAATTATTTGTTCGTGAACCATGTGTTAATGTTGTAACAACTTGATCTGATGTTGTAAAGATATTCATCTGTCCTACTGGAGCAGGATTTGTACCAGTAATATCTTGCGGTAACACAAAGAACTCTTTATTTGTAGATGTAGCATCTCTTTGAGGATCAGATTGCCATACACGCATATGCACCTCTTTTCTCGGCACACCACCTGAAGCTAAATCATCGGCAGACGTTGCATCATTAGCATAGCGTAATGATTTTCGTACTTCCATTGCCATGTATGTTGGGTTTGCAC